CATGTAAATATTGATAGTATATCAAATTTCATTAAATATATTATTGTAGTTCAAATATTCTAATAATTTATTAAAATCGTCTAGATTAAAATTTAATATATATTTTATAGGTTTATGTAAATTATATTTAATACAGAATAGTGATTTTGTAATAATGTAATTTCTAATATCATGAATTTCTATTTTTAAATCTAATGTATTTATTACTAAAAATTTTATATACATAAAAGGGATTATTATTAAAAATGAATCATAATTGATACAAATATAATTTATATTAAATTTTATAGTACCAATCTTATTTTTAATATTTTTATATTTTATAGTTATGTTTACATTAAATTTGGAGAATACAATACTTCGACATATTGGGCATGTGTTTTTTTTAGAAATCCACATATTTATGCAACTGCTATGAAATATATGATTGCATGATAATTTAAGCGAATCATTTGGATTAATATTTTCAAAACATATAGAGCATACGTTACGATTAAGTTCAGTCATTTTTATCTTATTAATATATATAAAATGAATTTTCAAAATACAACGAATAAAATTTCTAATGATTCATATCCTAAATTAATTGAAGAAGTAAATAATCATTGGAATAAAGAGATAGAAATAATGAATAAAATTAAAACAGACATAAAAGAATTAGAAAGAATGTTTAACATATATGATAATAATGATGCTTTTATTGATTGTAAAACCCATTTATTAGAGTTATTAAATACTAAACAAACCACATTAAATAGATTAGAAGAACAGTTTTATATTCTAAAAAGAAATTTTAATATTAATTAGAAATAATATTTAATTTTTTAGGTAGAAAATATTTATCTAATTTATTTTCTTTAATAATAGGTAAATATATTTTAGTTGTAATTGATTCTAAAAAATTTTGTGATTTTTTATATAATTGTAACTTATCAGACCAATTACCATAATTAGTTTGGATAGGAATCTCTTTAATATATTTGTCTGTTACTAATTTACTAATAATTCTTTCTATTTCTTCTTCATTATCTAATATATTATAAAATAATTTCGATTTATACTTTTTCATATAATGATGACCTGTTAGAATTTGTTTAATTTTTATTCTAGATGCATATTGTTTTAGTAATAAAATGCAATTAATAATATGTTTTGCTAATTCAGTGATATCTTTAGTTACCATTTTTCCTGTATTTTTAATACAATTATCACATCCATTATTACATTTTTCTATATCATTTTCTCCAAAATAATTAGATAATAATTTATGGCGACAATCAATAGTATTTTCTATAAATTTAACAGTTTGATAAATTTTATTAATTCTTTTTTTATTATAATCTTTTCTTTTGGGACTATTAGTTTTATCAGAATTTATCATTTTTGTATATAGTACTAAATCTTTTGAACATTTTCCTTCTTTAGATTTTTGGTAAAAGATGATACAATCTGATTTTAATCCATCTCGCCCACTACGACCAATTTCTTGATAGTAATTTTCTATAGTCATTGGCATATTCATATGAAATACAAATCTGACATCTGGTTTATCTATACCCATTCCGAAAGCAATTGTAGCAACAATAACTTGTATATCATTATTTAACCAGTCGGTTTGTACATTTTCCCTCTCATTTTTATTTAAGCCAGCATGATAGAAAGCAGAATTGATACTATACAATTGTAATTTACTCGATAGAGATTCGCAACTTTTTCTAGAATAACAATAAATTATACCAGATTGATTTTTGTATTTAGTTCTTAGAAGATTTTTAATTTCTTCAACTGTTTCTTTTTCATTTGATTTTTGAATTATATTAATATTTAGATTTTTTCTATAGAAACTTTGCTTAAACAATTTATGTTCATTTATTTGTAGTAAATGTTTAATATCAGATAATACTTTATCTGTAGCAGTTGCAGTTAAAACCATTAACGGGACATTTTCAAACATACATTTAATACCTCCTAGTTTTAAATAAGCAGGACGAAAATCATGCCCCCAACTAGATACACAATGAGCTTCATCAATTACTATTCTAGACAACATTTCTTTTTCATTAAGTGTTTCCAAAATATTAATTAGTTCGTAGTTAGCAAGTAAAGTTTCAGGTGTGGTGTATAGTAATGAAAATGGTAACGATTCTTGCTGTAATTTTTTAAATATAGTATTTTTATCTTTTGATGAAACATCACCTGATAGTAATTCTACAGGTATATTTTTTTTTTTTAAACTGGTAACTTGGTCATATATTAGAGACCTTAATGGAGAAATGATAATAGTTAAACCTTGGTGTAGTAGAGCAGGTAATTGATAGCACAGAGATTTACCACCACCGGTTGGACATAGAACAATAATATCTTGATTGGAATAGGTTGCATTAATTACATTTTTTTGGATGGGTCTAAGACCTTTATATCCAAAATTCTGAGTTAAAATTTTATCTATTTCTAAATTGTTCATTTATTAAAAATAAATAATATTAAACATTCAAATTTATAAAAAATATGTTTTATTTGTTAGATTAAGATATAAAATATAATTAAATGTCTGTTGAAATATTAAAATATAAAGGACGATTTGGTAATAAATTATTTATATATATAACATCTAGAGTGTACGCCACAATTAATAATTTAAAATTTAATGCTAATTTATCAAATTCATTTTTAGATATAGTAGAACCTATAAATACAGGTTTCGATGATACATTGCCAATAAAAATAATTACTTCGTCCGATTATATAGATGATGAACTCAAATATTATGGTAATTATAGGTATAAATTTTCTGGTTTTTTTCAAAATAGTGAATATTTAAACAAATATGAAAAGTTAATAAAAGGTTTTTTTAGAATACCTAAATTTGAACTAAATTATCAAGATGTTATTTTACATATAAGACTATCAGATTTTATGCGAGATGAAGATAGTAGTGAGGTTATTAATCCTGAATATTATATAAATACGTTAAAATTACTAAAATATTCAAAACTATATATAGTTACTGATAAAATTCGATATAAATGGGAGAAAGATTATTTAGAAAAATTTAACCATTTAAAACCAATATTTTATCATAATTCTGTTAAAAATGATTTTTATAAATTAATGCAATTTAATAATGTAATCTGTTCTAATAGTTCATTTTGTTATTGGGCTATATTTCTAAGTAATTCTACAAATATTTTTACATTTAAATGGCATGGCTTTGTAGGGAAAAAATTAAAAATACATGGTAATTTTACTAAAAATTTGTCAAATATACGAAATATTTCAAGAATTATAGATGTACCTAATGGTTATATCACAAAAAATAAATTAAATGTAAAACTTATATATAACAAAATGTATAATAGAAAATTAGAAATAATAGAAGCATTATATGGTATAAATGATGTATACAAAAATGTGACTGATAAGATAATTAGTTTAGTAAATAATGATTGGTTATATATAAGTAAATATTATAATTTAAATTATTTATTATCTGACCCCTTGCCAGGTAAAGAAAAGGAGTTAATAATTAAATATAGATGTGAGAATGATATAATTATTAAAAAATATAAAGAATATAAGTCACATTTGTCTGAATCAGTTAATATAGTTATACTACCTAAAAATATAATGAATTTTATTTTAAACATTAATTGGAATATAGATATATCTTTATTGGAGTTTATTTCATGGTCTATATTACCATATAATGAATGTAAACTACTGATATTTAGTAATAAAAAAGAGGATTTAAATTGGTTTAAAATAAATTCGCGAGGATATACAAAAATAATAACAACTAATAAATCATTTAGTGATGAACATGTCGAATATATTAACTATAATACAAAGTTAAAATGTTGGAAAAATATAATTCATGACACAGATAAGTTATATTTAAACTTAAGTGAATCAATTATGAAATCTAAATGGGATATTATAATAATTAATGGTCCAGAAGGATATTCTAATAAGTGTATAGGTCGGATGAAAAGTATATATATGGCTTCTATAATAGGTGATTCCAATACACATATTTTTATGAATGATAATCATAGAGAATTAGAACAAAAGTATAGTCAAAAATATTTAGATCTTAAATATCTTAAAAAGAAATATATAGGAAGTATCTTTACTTATTATTATAATTAAAATACTTAAATATTATATTATAAATAATATTTAATGAATGAAGAAGACTGGACATTAGTACAAAGTAATAAACATAAAAGAATAAAAAAAAATTTAGAGAAAGATATAAACAATGATCTAATTGAAAATAAATTTATAAATAAATATCCTGAAGTGTTAATCTCCGTTAATCATGATACTCTAATAAATAATGATATTTTAAATGATACAAAATATTTGGATTACATCTATAATACGTATTTTTTTAATAGAGATATTACAGCATCTTCCCGATTATTAAAAATAGATAAATTAGTTATTAAGAATCTAGGTATATATTTTATCGAAAAAGATATAACTGTATCCAATTATAATAAAATATCATATTCTAATAATATAAAAATAGATAATTTAGATAGTGTTAAATTAGTTTCATTGTTAAATATTTTTAGAATACGTGGGAAAAATAATAATGTACATATAATAATTGTTTATAAAACTAATAGTAAAATATTACCTTATTCCGTTGTTTCTTATTTAGAATATCAAACAACTGATAATAGTAAAGAAGACACTATATTATTTTCAAATTATTATGAATTAGTATTATATTTATTTATGTTGGAAAATAAATTACATTTAATACAACCATCTTTATTGGTTAAATATCCAGTAAATTTTGAAAGTATTTCTAAAAATAATTTAATTAGTTTATTTAATAATTTCAATAAAGTTTGGAAATAGCACCTTCTAAATGTTTTTAAAATTAAATTTATTATATAAATAAGTTGTTTATATAATAAATTTAAGATATAGTAAATGATAGATAAATATTTAGTTGGAGTAAGCGAGACCACCCATACCACTCATAATTCTGAGTACATTGTAATTAGTGGCATATACTCTAACCTTGCAACTTCTTGAGCTGGCTACAGCAGCTGCTGTAAGAGTGATTGATAATACTGCGTTATCAATTCTACTCATGTTGCAAGTACCTGATGGTTGATGTTCTTCAGGTTTGAGTCCGAATGAATAGACATTAATACCAGGGGCTGGTACATTTTCATGGTGTTGGTATGGTTGGACAAGATTGAAGTATCTTCCTTCACGCTCCGAGAAGCGGTCATGTCCATTAAGTTGTAATTTTGCTTTAGAGCAACAATTACGTCCGAGGTCATAAAATGGTAAATTAGATGACCAAGCAGAACCTCCTGCCGGAGCACCACCTGCAGTACCACTAAGTAATTCGTCGAATGAAATATCAGCGTGATTAACTACACCATTAGCAGTACCTGCACCAGATAAACCGGCTTGGGCTCCTACACCT